GAACTTGAAGAAGAATCTGGTTTAAAAATACACCCATCTAAACTTCAACCTTTAGATGACAGAACTTTTTATATAAAAATAAACTCTAAAGATCCAGATGTCTATTTGTCAAATACTTCTGAGTTGTCAGATGTTGGTTTTAAAGATCCATATAGTATAGATATGTCAGAAGTAAGAGATTGCTGTATTCCATCTTTAAAGTCATGGATAAAATCATCACACCAAGATGATATTAAAAAATCTGAAATAATAGATAGAATACACAAAGAAGAAGATCAACTTAAACTTCATCCAGTTTTTGATATGCCAATTAGAGATTGTTTAACTTTAATTGCAAACGCTTTACACAGACACATAGATCCGCATGTTTCAGGTCTTGATGAAAATGATGTTGCTAAAATTCCATTAAGTTCTTATGTTGTAACTATTAGAAAACACAAAGATGGAAAGAAGTCTGGACACATAGATGATGGTGGAAAAACAATACATAGATTTATGGGGTTGGAAGACAATGAAATGACAAAAGACATAATGAGTCTTTTTGAATGGTTTGATTCTAAACATATGCATAAGATAAAAATAATATCACCAGAAAAATTATCTGATGACACAATAGAAGATGGAATGTCAAAAATGATCGATAACTATCGTTCCTATAATATAGGCGATATTTATGATGAGATGGAGAATATTCGTCAAGAGATACGGCAGGGAAACGCTGTAGATTTACAGCAAGCAGAAGCTAAAATTTTATCTATATTTGATAAAATGGAAGATAGACTTTTAAATGTAGAAAAAAAACATAATTCTTTAGCAGGAAGAGCTGGAGATGAAATAGATCAAATTGAAGCCAAGTTAAGAGAACTTCAATCAAAAATAGAATCTATAAACAAAAAACCCTCAGTAATAGAAGCAATATCATCAGATAACATAAATCCTAGTAAGATATCAAAAGAATTTTACCCTTACTTATCAAAGCCGATGGTTACAATAAAACCAAATGGTCATATTACAATCCATTTTAAAGAAGATTGGACAGATGATGAGAAGTCTAATTTTCTTACAGATCTTAAAGCAAAGACTTTAAAGAAAAAGAAAAAATGATAGATAGAGGATTGGACACATTAAAATGGAGTCTCTCATCAAGAGGCTATGACGACGACGATGTTCGCACCATATTGCTGCTTGCAAAAGATGAAATGACAGATGGAATTAAAGCACTTATTGAGTCTTGTGTTCAAGAAATAGTTGATAATGCAAATTCTATGGAATCTGATGATTTCTTATCTCAAGTTAAATTAATATCAGAAAATGGATATGTTCAGATATCTACAGATAGTGGATTAACTGATTTTAGTAAACCAGCTATTCCAATGCTTTCATCTATATTGAAAAATGGAAAAACATCAAAAGATGGTTCTATATACAAAGTTGTTCCAATAGGAAAAAATCCTTTTAATAAACAAGATAATAAATTAATAAAAAATACTGATGCAGGTATAAAAGCATTATCTTCCGTATCTAGAGAAGGAAAATCTTTAGAGCAGACAACAGTAGACATGGCTGTTTCTTTTGGCATGGCCGCAAGTAGTATGATCTCTTCTAAAAAAGATAGTTCATCTTTACAAGATAATTCTATTAGTTTTAGAACAGCATCTAGTAATCAAGATCCAAATTCTAGCTGGGTGATTCCTAGAAAAGAAGAAAATATGACAAACTTAGTATATGAAATTAATAATAAAATTAGATACGGCACAGATGATATAATAGAAAATGTTGTAAGAAAATACGAAAGAGAATATTAATGTCGCAAGTGATGCCAGAAATAGCTGTTCAAAGAATAATTCAACATGGTCTAAAGCAACTTAGATTAAGTAAACCTATGTTTGATGATATTTTTGCATATGTTAAAGAGCATCCGTTAATGGTTGGGGCATATGGACCAACATACGTTGATCGTATATGGCAATGGTTTACTACAGAAAAACTACCAGTGGTTCAAGCTTTTTTACTCACGCCAGAACGTATTCCTTGTTATAGTGTTCATCTATCGGCAGAAAGTGAAGATGAATCAAAAGCCTCTATTGGTGATTTTTATGGAGAAGAATTAGAATCTGAATTAAGCATATCTAGTTTTAGTGTAACTTTAGACATAGGCATACACGGCAGCAAGACAGCAGATCAAGTTTTGTGGATGTATTATATTCTTTCATACATATTGTTTAAAAATAAACTATTAGCTCAAGATCTTGGGATTGAGATGCAGACTTTTTCTGCTACTGATTGGCAAAAAGATACAGCAAAAATGCCTGAAAACATATATACTCGCTGGGTTAAGATGCGATGTACAGTATTTAATACATGGTCAACTGAGCCGTTTTCCGGTCCATACGATATGGAAACTGAGCTTAATTTCGAAAGGGTGGTAGACACAGATGGCTAAAAGTAGGCAAATTGAAAAAGAAAGTATAGAACCAGATCTCAAAGCGATAGCTGATTTTGAAAAATCACAAAGAAAAAATAATGTTAAAAAAGAAGTAGATTCTTTAGTTGATTTTGATAAATGGTGGGCCGAAAGATCATCGGTCCTTTGTCAGCCAGCTCATATGAAAGAAATTTTAAGAGCTGATGCAAAAGGCAGGGGACTTGCAAACAAAGAATCAATGGAAAGATGGGATTGGGCCGCTAAGATGTTTGGATTAGTTGTTAAATAAAATATTAAGCTATAGGCACGTGTTATAATTACTAATGACATTTTCTGAACTCGCACTGGAGGTTATTTACAATGGCAATAAGCGTCAGCTTTAACGGAGCGACAATAAAAAAGCCAGGTAGTTATTCAAAAACAGAAGTGGACGTGGGTGGGAATTTGCCACTTGGCCCAGCTGGATTAGTTGTCATTGTTGGAGAGGCAGATGCAGGCGCTCCAGTTACGGCTGAGATTGATGCTTCTAGAAATGTATACACAGCAGATCAATTAAGTGAAATTAGAGCTAAATATCGCTCAGGTCCTATTGTTGATGCTGCTAATTTTTTATTTTCTCCATCTATCGATGGCGCTATTCCCAATGGAGCACAGGCTGTTTGGGTTCTTAAAACAAATGCTTCTGTAAAAGCATCTTTGGCTCTTGCTTCTTCTTATGGAACTCTTAGAGCTAGAGAATGGGGCGTTGGTGGAAATCAAGTAAGTGCAAAAATTGTCTCTTCTTCAGAGGTTCCTCCTGCTAAACTTGGAACACCTCTTGCTTTTGGGGCTTCTTTAAATGCAGCTTCTTTTAGTGTAAGAGTAAATGGCGGAGCTGCTTCAGTTGTTACTCTTAGTTCAACTTCGGATGATCATTCAGATTTAACTTCTTTAGTTTCTGAATTAGAAACTAAACTACCTGCAGGAGTTTCCGCTTTTGTTTCCTCTGGTTCTTTAAAAATAGAACTAGATACACAATCAAATCAACATCTTCTTGGTTTTGGTCGATCATTAGAATTAGTTGATTCTACTATTGGTGATTTAGCAAAACTAGGCATGACGGCTGGATTAGCTTCTAGCTCTGCAGAGCCTTCTGTTACAGTATCTTTTTCACAAAAAAGAGATCTTTTAGTAGAAGAAGATGCAATTGGTGGCAATGTTGTCTTAACAATAGGTCATGATGGTTCTGGGGGCGTTTCTTCTGCTTCTGTTTCAATAAATGAAACTTCTATTGTCTTAAATACTTCAGCTGGTTCTGTTAGTATTCAGAAATCAGAATATTTAACATTAGGAAAAATCGCTGAAGCAATCGACTTTCAACCTGGATGGTCTGCATCTGTGTCAAATGTGCTTTATGCAAATCTATCTCCTTCTTGTCTAGATCATGTTTCGTCAGCTGGAGCTTTGTCATCAGTTGCAGCAAAACCTGCTCGTATTAAAAAAGATTCTTTTGAAATGTCTAAACTGGTATCGGAGTCTCTGCTTGTTCAATTTGTAAATCAATCAAAAGTAGGATTGCCTGCAGCAATGTCTGAAATGATGTTGTCAAATGGAGCTAAGGGCGCAACTACTTCTTTAAGTTTTGTTGAAGCTCTTGCCAAGGCTGAGAAGTTTCATTGCAATTTTGTAATTCCTCTTTTTTCTAGAGACGCATCTGCAGATGTTGCAGATTCATTAACAGATGCTGGTTCTACATATACAATAGATGGTATTCATCAAGCTGTTAAAACACATATTAGTTTAATGAAAACTACTCTTAAAAAGAGTGAGCGACAAGGATTCTTATCTCTTAAGGCAAGTTTTGATACTTGTAAAGAAAAAGCAGCTTCAGTTTCAGATGCACGTATGCAACTTGTTGTTCAAGATGTTCGCCAAGCAGATGCTCAAGGAAATATAAAATGGTTTCAACCATGGGCATTAGCTTGTCTTCTTGCTGGGTCTAGAAGTGGAGCGCCAATAGGTCTTCCTATGACATTTAAATTTATGAACTGTGCTGGAATTCGTCATACAGCTCAGTCCATGACAACAGCTGAACAAGATATTGCTATAGATTTTGATCCAGATGTTGAATTTGCAGAAGCCATTGATGCGGGTATTACTTTCTTAGAATCGCCAAGAACAGGTGGCTTTAGAGTAGTTGTTGACAACACCACATATGGGCTTGATAGTAACTGGGTTTACAATCGTGCAAATGTTATATATTCTGGCGATATCGTTTCTTATAATTTCAGAAACACGATGGAACTTCGTTATGTTGGTGTTAAGAATAATATTAGAGCAGCAGAAGTAAAATCTACAGCTGAATCTGTTCTTAATACATTCTTAGCCCAGGGAATAACCGTATCTACATCAGATGCTCCGCAAGGATTTAAGGATCTAAGCGTGAGAATGGAAGGAAATGTTATTTATATTAGCGTGACGGTTAAACTTGTTGAAGGTATTGATTTCATCTTGTCTGAGATCACTCTACAAAGAGCAACTCAATCGGCTTAAAATCAATATATATAACACTTAAAGGACTGAATAATTATTCAGTCCTTTTTTATTAATGTATTTTGTTTTATAACTATATTTATGATAATATAAAAACAGCTCTCATAGTGAGAGTCTCTAACGTAGTGGGTTCTAGAGCCCTAGGAGAAGAAGATGGCAGATAAGAAGACTAGTTTAATAACAGGTAGTAATGCTAAAATCAAGATCAACGGCGTTACTCTTGCATACGCAACAGATGTTCAGTACGATGTTTCGGTTCAAACAATTCCAATCGAAACAATGGGACGCTACGAAGTGCTGGCAAATGAGCCAATCGCAACTATCGTAAGTGGTTCGTTTTCTGTTGTTCGCTATACTAAGGCAGCAGCAGATGGAAAAATATCTGGAGCAGCTGCCAGTGGCAACGGTGTTGGAAATTGGAAAGCAGGTACTGGAGTTGGCTTACATACACACTTCAATCCTGCTGACATACTGAAATCTGCAACAGTTGATATCGAACTTTTTAGAAAAACACAGAACGAACCAACCGCAGCAGAAGGCGTAGAATCTTTTAAGAAAATACTAGATGCTAGATTGACTAGGATGGGTGGAAGTGTTAACAAGCGCGGTATTCTTATGGAATCTTTCGCCTTTGTTGCTGAAGCAATTCAGGACGATTCATTTACTCACGGCAAGTCCGGTGAAAACGATCTTTCAGATTAAGAGGCAATAGGTGGCAGGTAAGAAGCCGTTTTTTATAACAGGTTCTAACTGTAAAATAAAAGTAAACGGCGTAACTCTTGCTTATGCTACTGATCTTTCTTATACTGTTACTATAAATCACGCACCAGTTAAGGTTCTTGGCGTTTATGAATCAGACACTATAGAACCATTGTCCTATTCCGTATCTGGCAGTTTTACATTAATTAGATATATAGACAGTGCCATTGACAGTCTTGGATATGTAAATGGAGCAAATGGATACGGCAACGGTGTTGGTTCTTTTGCTCAACCTTATCAATTCACAAGACCCGATTTATTAAGAACAGATGGTAAAGCTGATCAAAGCGCCAACCCAGCAAAACTTGGAGATGCAACTGGTTTTGATATAGAGATGTATCAAAAAGTACCAAACAATTCACTAGGAATTGCAAAAATAAGAAATTGTAGAATTGTTGCTATAAATTCTCAAATATCTAAAAGATCTCCAATGATACAACAATTTCAATTTGTTGCAAATTACCTAGATGAAGATAGTTATATAGCAGAAACTTCGGGCCAGGGGCAGCAGTTCTCTTGAGGTGTTAGATGAGTAAAAGACGGGGATTTGATAGGGGCACTGGTTTTTCGGGATTTGCATCTCGAACTGCTGAGAATTTGGTATCTTCAGTAGGTACTATTAATTCTTTAAAACCTACTGCTAAATACATGTCAGGCGCAAGAGCTGTTTTAAAAGTTAATGGAAGCATTGTTGGTTTTGCTATGCAAATATCTTGGACAATTAACACAGAGCAAGTAGAAATAAATACAATAGATGATTATATGCCATATGAAATAGCACCAAGAAGAATTTCCGTAAATGGAACAATTGGAACATTTGTAATTCCTGGCAGATCACCAACTGCTGAATTAATACAATCTGATAGTCTTAGTTTTTTATTTAATAAATACATAACTATAGAAATAAGAGATTCAGTAACGGACAATATGCTATTTAAAACAAATAAAGCAGTCATCACATCCTCATCGTCTGATCTAAGGGCTGAACAACTTGGATCTACTACTTTACAATGGAAGGCAATAGGTTGGGTTAATGAATCTGCTCCAGGTTTACCAAGTGGATATAACGATGCATCTGATAAGGCATCTGCCGATCCAAGTGGGATTATAGATAAATTAAAAAAGAAAATTCCAAAACTTCCATTTTAAATTGGTATAATTATTTAGTAAATTACGGAGGCTTGTTATGGATCTTCCAAAGCGTGAAAAAACTTTTTATTTTGATTACGAAGGCGAATCTGGCTTTAGATATGAAGGCAGTTTCACTGTTAAGTGTAGATTGACAGTTGCTGAAAAATATGCATCTGAATTAGAAAAAACTCGCTTACAAGGCGACACTTCAAATCCATCTGCTGGATTGTCTGGTATGGCAATTGCAATATCCACTCTTCGATCTCGTGTTGTAGATGGTCCAAACTGGTGGAAACAAGGACTTGGATTAGGTATAGAAGACGAGGACGCATTGGTTGAACTATATTCAAAAGTTGAAGAAATAGCCGCAGAATGGGCTTTAGATGTCAAAAAAACATCTAAAGAAGAAAAATTGGGAAACTAACTGACGGAGATCTTGACGAAATCTCCGTTTATCAAGCAATAGACAATTTAATAGCTAAAAATGCTAGAGATGTCGATTCTGAAAAGGGTCGACTATTATTTTTAATGTCCTGGTGGAGTAAGACCTATAATCGCCCATTAAAAGATCCAATTTTACAAACATATACATTAGAAGAACTTTATTATGAATATCGCGATAAAATAGAAAGAGATATCGCAGTAAGAGAAATGTCAGAAAAAGAAACTGATAAGATAGAACAAGATAAGATAGATGATGCAATGGCATGGGCAGACGCTGAAGAACAAAAAGAAAAAGAGCAAACAGGGGAATATTCTGTATCTGAAAATGACATAGAATGGATGAATGCTCAAATGAAAAAAGCCAAAGAAGAATTTGGTGAAGATTTTGGTGAAGATATAAACGAGGATTTTGGAAATGGCAGATGATAATGACATTAAAAATAAACTAAGATCAAGACTTCAAGATGTCAATACTCTGCCATCTAGATTAGCATCTGGTGTTGAAAGCATATTTGAAAGATCACAAGTAAAAACAAAGGCTCAATTAGATCTTGAGGCTGGTCTTGAAAGAACTAGACAACAAAGAGCACAAGTAAATTCATTAGCATCATCTACATATGATGCAGATGAAAGAGA